CTGCTTCATTAAGTCACTATGATAGTAATACTAAATGGTCAGTGGACGATCTTGCATTATTGATAGCCATGCAGGATATGGACTTGCCATTGAGCGAAATTGATAAGAAATGGCTATCTGAAAGAACTAGCTTATTGCCGCCCGATGGTACTATGGTTATTGATAAGGATAACATCGTCGAGATGGTGAAGAAGAATAAGTATTATAAAGACAACTTGGATCCTGGTGATGTGAAAGAACCCGTCGATACATCACGTTGTCTGGATATGAGTGACACTGAGCTGGTACAACTGTTTGGTGTCAGATCAAAAGACGATCTCAGAATAAGACGAGGTAGAATGAGGGACGTCTTTAATGTGTACATTTCCTGTGGAAAACGAGATCTATTGCAAGCAAGGTTGCATACACTTGCTCGGTTGGACTATATTACGGTCTGTAATCTATTAAATGCTCTGCTATTGCATCCATCATATTTTGAAACTATTTTAGTTAAGTTAGATAGCTTTTTATCGCTGACCCGATACTCGGTGGTAACAAGCACTATTAACCAATTGGTTAAAAAATATGAATGCGCGATGGGCTTTAGATTAGTGATGGCTGAAGCGAGCAATTTGTGTGGGTATAGAGGGTTGCCTTTTCCTGGGTTTGATCCTCTAAAAGCAACAGAAAAACTTTGCGATGGAGGCGAGGAGCATGGATTAAGAAATAGAGATTGGGAAAGTACATTTAAGCGTGCTGCAGCGCGTGTTATGAAGGGACAAGAGGTTAAAAATGTTAAGTGGATGACTTTTGAAGAATTTGTCGCTTCTGATATGGCCGAAACATCAGGAGCGAGTTCATATGGGAAAGTGGTTTATGAATATGAGGGTGAAACGGAGAAGTTTAAGGCACGGAAGAATTTTTTATTGGATATATTTTCTCCATCACAATTAGTTGAGGAGTGTAAGAATAATGCGGGAAAGCAGGTGTCAAGTGCTTTTGTCAAGCCTGAGTTGGGTAAGTGTAGAATAGCGGTAACTGGTGATGTGTGGAGATACTACTGGATGAGCTGGTTGAACTATTTATGTGGACATAGCTATTCAACATGGAGAAATAATACATTAGAGGAAAACAGGATAGGTCAAGCTAAACGAATGGAAAAGATGGTTCGTGAGTTAAGAAAATTGTACTCATTGCCTTATGACTATGCTGGGTTTGATCATCAACCGAAATTGTGGGAATGTCAATGGCTAGTGTATATTTATTTGTTATCTGGAGAGAAAAATGTTCCGGAAGAATACCGTGTTGAATGGAAGAAACGATTGATCCAGGTGGTTTCAAGTTTTACTAAAAACGATTGCTACATATTTATTGATGGGATCAAGCATATATTTAAAGTTAAAGGGGGAGTTCAATCAGGCATAAGAATGACCAGTCTGTTAGGCAATTTTTGGAACCAGACAATGTCAGAAGTAGCTCGGGAGCTGTGTGATCCGTTCGAGGATCATATAAAAGCTATATATATTAGAGGTGATGACAGTTCTGTTATGGCAGATAATTATTATTCGTGTCTTTTGATGCGGCTGGCTTATGCAGGTATCAACGCAATAGGTCATGATGCTAAATACGGCATACATAATGGACAATCAGAATTTTTGAGAATATGGTACACAGGAGAGCGAGTATATGGCTACCCAAATAGAGCTATTCCTGGCTTAATGCAACGTAAGCCATGGAGCTCAGAACCATGGGATCCGGACGCTGCACTTAG